GCTTGCCCTCGCCGATCCCGATCAAATCAAATTCTTGGCGCAGCTTCTTTAGCGATTCGCCGCTCGCGCGTATCTCCTTGGCAAACCGCTCGGCGCGCAACTCGTCGACGCGCTGCTTGATCTGGCCGTCCGTCAGCGGCGAGAACGCACTCGCCATCTGAAAGCCCACCTGCGCCAGCGCCAGCGGGATCGCGGTCAGGGTCTTCAAAATGCCGTTTATGGCATCCTCTAATCGCAGCGCGGTCGCGATCTGCTCGTCGCTAAAACCTATATCCTCGCCAGCCGTTATCACCTTATCTAGTCGCTGGCGCATCATATTGAGCGCCCCAACGACCGCCTCGCCACCGAATGCGAGCTTTGTTATCTTTGCGATGACTTTTGTCTGACTCTCGAGTCTCTGCAAAGAATTTTGCACGCTGGCGAACGCCGCCCTTGTCTGATCCACCGCGCGAAGAGTGAAGGTTGCGCTAGCCATTTGATTTCCTCACTCGGTTTTGGTGGTGGTAGTAGGCAAGCCAGCCCTGCATCTCGTAGGCTGGCATCTCGAGGACTTCGTGCGCGAACTTGCCGAGCTTTTCCGCGAGCGCATAGACGGCGAGGAGGTCGGCGCCAGCCTCGCCGCCGGCTAGTTTTTTAGCTCGTCAACCTTTGGCGCCTCCTCGGCAAGGATGGCGTTGGCGACGCGACCGACCACGTTCGAGTCGGCCTTGTTGAGCAGGGTGGGCTTGTGATCGACGTTGAACAGCTTTTGTCCGTTCGCGTCGCAGGCTTTCAAGATAAGGAGATCGACGAGCAACTCCATATCGCTTTCCTTGCTCTTGCGGTACAGCCGGTTCTTCTCGGCCAGCGTTACCGGCCCGGCATAGATGGTCAGCTTCCACTCAGGCACCTCGATCTTGCGGGTGCCGAGTGAAGCGAAGTGCTCACGAACTAGGTCGATTGGGTCCATTCAGCACCTCAGACCGTCAAAGTCGACAGCGTGCCGTTGCCCTCAATCGTGATCGAGCCTTCGATCATCCCGTCGAACGCGGCGCTGATGTCGAACTTGGTCACAATGCCGCCGCCCGAATAGTATGTTGAGGTGGCCGCGATGCCCTCTGGGTAAAGGTTCACGGTCACCGCCGATCCAATTGTCAGCGCAATCTGGCCGGCGTCGACCTCGTCCCAGAACAAGTCGCCATTGACACTCCACGTTTTAAGCGTAGCGCGGCGCGTGCGGAAAGTGTCACCGATTACCGTGTCCTCGACGACATCCGAAGATTGCGCGAGCGCATAATTTCGGATCTCTCCGATGGTCGTTGATGAAATTTTGAAGACGCCTTCGCGGCCCAGATGGTTAGCCATATCAGTCGGTGGTTAAGTAGATACAGTTGAAGTTATGGCGGGCGGTTCCCCACCGGAAATTTTCGTCTGGCTCAATCACATAATCGACGCTCGTCAAATGCAGATCTCGGCAGAGCCCGCCGAGGGTGACGTCTGACAAAACCGCGGCCTCCACCGCATCCGAGCCGGTGTCGAAGAGATCGTCGATGAGCGTCGTTGAAGTCTGCGCGGTGAAGTATTCAACCATCACTTGCAGCACGCGGTATTGCTGCCGATTGGCCGGCGCCAGCGCCCGCACCTCAATGTCCTCGTGGACGGCGTAAACGGCGCAGGACGGGAAGGAGACCGAAGCCAGCGTATTGTTGCGGCCTTTGAGGATGTTGGCCGTGACGACCACGCCCTGAGTCGTGAGCGCGTTTGCGATGGCGTTGCGGATGTTAGTGCGCGCGCTCATTGAGGCATATTTTCCTGCACTCGACCGGCACCATCGACGCGCGCAAAACCAAGGTTCACCGCGCGATTGGCGAGGATGGCATCGACCTTCTTCAGCGTTATTTTTTTGCGGAACTCTAAGCCTGCCGCCACATATCGGTCAGGGTTTGGCACCTTGATGCCAGTAGCCGTGCCGATCACATATGGATTTGCTCCGAAGTTGACGCTTGAGGTGCCGGCCTTTGGCGCGTGCCGGCGGACCCACGCCGGGATGCGGATGCCGCAGGCAAGAGCCGCCGAGGCAAAGCCGGCCTTGGCCCAGCCGACCCGCGATTGAACCCAATTTAAATACTGATCCGCGGTGTCGTTTGAAATCCACATCTGATCCTGCACCTTCCATCGACCGATTGTGTTCTGAGATACATAACCGATGCGCCCGTGGTTATTCCGATACCTCAAATGGAAATTGCTCATCTCGGCAATCGATGCGCTCGGGCGCCAGAACTTCCAGTAGATTCGGATGGTCTTTGAGGTTTCCCAGCCTAGTCGGACGTTGACCGTCTCTGTGCGGGCGCGCTTTGGAGGACTAACTGTAGAATTTCCGATGCGCTGAAAGATTCCCAACGAAGTTGCAATCTTCTGCCTAGCCCCACCGCCAACCCGGCGACTCCTCCCGCCGAACAGATCCGACTTGATCGCGTTCTCGCCCTGCTGCTTTGCCTTCAGCGTCAAGCCCGAGCCTCGAGGTTTAGTCGTGCCTGACACCGGCGTCGGCGGGATGATTAGCATTATCGACTTGGCGACGTTGCCGCCCTCTTGCTTGATGACCTTCCCGAGATCAACGCGCGCGGCCAGCGCGAGACGCTGCAAGCTGTAGTCCAGCTTTGACGAATTCAGCGAAACGGAAATCATATGACCTTGCAGACGTCCATCTCGCAGCCACTTCCCTCGGCATCGAATCTCACTTGCTCGACAAAGTAAGTGACTCCCGCGAGGCCGCACGTTGTGGCAGGAGCGGGCGTGCCGGCAATTTGCGAGGTCGTGAAGAAGACCGTGAACTTAACCTCGTCGCGGCGCTGCTCCTCGAAGTCACCGAACATCGTCCGGCTAGACGACCAGACGCCCGTGACTGTGCTGCCGAGGTAGGCGAACGTGATGCCGGCCTGATCGAGCACGGCGGCTTGATCGGCGGCAAGCTGGGTCGGGTCAAAGTCGCGCACGGCCATACCTAATCGGCAAGTGTCACAACCTGAGATGCCTCGGAGAAGTGATCATCCTGCGCGACGCCGGAAGGAACGTGCCAGAAATGCCTTCGAACGGCTCCCGCGATGATGCAAGGAGCAGAGTTGACCGTGAAAACCTCCTCGGCGTCGCGAATCAAGCGAGGCAGATGACCCGCCGAAAGCGCGCACAGCATATCTGCGTCGCACAAACCTTCATCGCGCAAGTGGCCCATCTGCAAATCGTCCACCAGCAGAACAATCCGGTGCTTTGTTTTTTCCGCGCAGGCTTTGACCAACGCGCCCAGCGAGTACTGACGACCCTGCGAATACCCAATGGGAGCCAGCAAGCAGATCGGCTCTTCGATCCCGTAATCAAGAAGCGATGGCTGATTATCGATCCGATCAAATTCTGGACGCCGGTCGAGGTTCGCAAACTCAGGATGCAGGCCGAACACGAAATCAGCCCAAGACTTTCCGCTTCGCCGAAAGTCGTGGTACCGGCGCGGCCAGATCTGTAGGTCGATCACGCGCCCGTAGTTCATCGCCGCGCGATCTTCGATTCGAGCCGGGCGGGCATAGCTGATGCATTCAAACAGACTCCAATACGACTCGAGGCACTCGACCCAGACCGAATGCCCTTGGCGCTCGAGGCTTCGAGCGATGGGCAGGATTCGGATGATGTCGCCCAGCCGCATCTGGTAAACGAGGCAGATTTTCATCGGACAAAAACCATCGTCAGGATGTTCGGGCCTCGGGCATCCTGCTCTGGCAGTCGGACTTGATCCTCGGGATTGCCAAGGAAGACGGCCCGCATCTTAGCGCGATAGAAAAGATTCGACAGAGTGTCGGGAGTAAAGTGCCAGAGATGCTCGCCCGGTCGGCGATGCTTCCAATCATTGAACCACTTCCAGCCTAGGCAAGGATGGTACCACGGCAGCGAAACGACCACGGTCTGCGCGTTCATTTCGACGACGCAATCGAGCGAGTCGAAGTGCTCGAGGCTGTCGAAGAACGTCACGACATCCCATTTGCCCGTCGCCCAGTCTGATCCTGCGC